TACACCGCACAAACCAGTCTTATAAAAGATTGAGTTAATTGTTGGCAGAAAGTCTCCAAGCTCAAAGTACGAATACCCTGCAAACTTGTTGTGACCCGACTTCTTTAGTGGTGCGTGTTGCAAGAGTAGTCTTGCTTCCATTAACTTTTTATGTACACCCATGATTAACTCCTTTGATTTTCATCTAACTCTTGTTGAATAATCTCTTTTTGTTGTTCAGGATACAAATCCTTGAACTCGATGAAGTCTGCTTCTTGGCAACAGACTATTTTGTTCCCCATGATGTTTAAACAGTATGGACAGTACTTGATGTCAGAGAACTCTGACACATAGGTTTGGAATAGTGTTTTCATCAGTGCAATGTCTCGAAAGCCATTTCCCACAGAATGTCACCCGCCAGATCGGTGAGTCTGTCTAACTCATCATCTGTTAGCTTTGTTCCATCCTCGTAGTAAGCACTTGAGAAGTAAGCATCACAGAAATCTGGGTAGTCTGTGCTATCTACTCCATCTACTTCTAGGTCTACAACCTTTTTTCCATTAAGAATCGGCATATTCACTCCTGTTAACGTGGTCAACCCACACCGATAATGTGCCACACCTTTTTAGCCTTCGATACTAGGATAAACCCTTATAGACAGACAAAAAAACAACACTAATATCCTGAGCATGAACATAGACCAACTTGAACAAACTTGTGCTGAAGCCTTGCTTGGGTACGCTCAAACAATGGCTGGCGCTTATACAACCGAACCAGAGGACTTCTCTGCGGCAGTACTGGCCTTACTTGCCAAAACCATGGAAAACCACACCAATCGGCCTATCAACTTAGAAAGACTTTACAAATGACCCAAGAATCCATCATCAGATGTCTACAAAATGGATCGTTAACTTCACACCAAATGGAAGATTTAACGGGAATCCCAAGAAATTCACTTGTTGCTGCTTGCAAGAAAATGATCCGAAAGAAGCAACTTTCTGCTGAAAAGATTAAGATGGGGAACTATTGGGTACTGAAATACACCCTTGCTGAACACATGATTGAGGCCACAAAAGCCGATGAGCCTTATGACAAACTAAACCCGTTTGACATCAGGAACGCTAAAGGTATCTTTTCTAAGGCAGAGTATGCGGTGATGAACGCACAAGCTCTCAGGATGCTTGGCAGACCCAAACCCGCTAAAGAAATTACAAATAATCAATTTATTTGAAAAAACTTCTTGACACATCAAAAAACTGTGTATAATCCAAACCGTCTGAGTGGCATCAGGCGATGAAAAGAAGTGAAAACCCCATAGATTTCTGTGTGGTCTTGCCAGACAACTGGCGTACTTTTGATTCTTTTCAATCGTCCGTTGTTGCTCTCGCCAAGAGCCAAGACCACAGAGTGATTTATGGGGTTTTTTGCGTTTGGTGGCTATGCAATGCGGTACGTCGGTGGTTGCATGTAGGGATACCCTGTTACACGAGCGAACTAAAGCAGGGGCGGTGGGCGAAGGATAGAGCCGAGTGGTTTGGACGTAAGTTCAAGAAGTCTGTTCAATGCGATGCGATGACATGGCTCCGAAGAGGAAGTTATCCACAAGCAGGGCGAAACCTTATTTTGATACGGTAAGGCTATGCTTTGCTCAAACATTCACCAAAGAGGAACTTTAAGATGATAGGAGTCAATATGGATTACTTTGAGAGATTCTGGTCAACATGGCCTAAGTCGTTTAGAAAAGGCGGCAAGTCTGCTTGTCTTGTTAAGTGGAAAAAGTACTATTGCGAGACTTGTGCAGACCAAATCATCAAGCACATAGAGTGGATGAAAACAACCGATGCTTGGAGAAAAGACGATGGCGCTTTTATTCCCGCACCTTTGGTCTACCTAAATCAACAAAGATGGGATGGCGCTGAGATTCCAGAATCATTCGGGATCAAAGTTGAAGTGCAAATTGATCCTGCCCTTGCCAAGATTGATGCTGACAGAAAAAAAGCCGTCCCCATGCCTGAACACATCCGAGCAAGATTAGCAGAGTTACGCAAATGAAAGTGTTGCCAATAAACAACTTTGAAGTTGAGCCTTGGTTGCTTGAAAAACACTATGCCAAACGTATGCCACAAATAATGTTTGCGTTTGGGCTTTACAAGGATGACATTCTGGTTGGCGTAGTGACCTATGGGATTCCCGCATCACCACCACTTTGCATGGGAATCTGTGGCAAAGAATACTCAGACAAAGTTTTAGAGCTAAACCGAGTCTGCTTGTTGGATAACCACAAAAACGAAGCATCATTCCTTGTTGCGAACTCAATTAAGTTATTGCCAAAACCAATGATCGTGGTTTCGTTTGCCGACACAAGCAAAGGTCATGTTGGCTACGTTTATCAAGCCACCAATTTCCTTTACACGGGTTTATCAGCAAACAGAATTGATTGGACTATAAAAGGACAAGAGCATAAACACGCCAAGACCATTGGTGATGGCCTGACCTTGGCAGAGATAAAAGAACTTCATGGAGATGACTTTTACTATGTCGAGCGATCTAGGAAGCATCGTTACATCATCTTTCACGGGTCAAAGACTGACAAGAAAGTCATGCGATCAAAACTGAAATACGAAGTTATGCCATATCCAAAAGGCGACTCTGAGAGATATGACTCTGGAACAACTGTAAAAACCCAACAACTTTTATTTGTATGAACTACTTTGAAGCTATGAGACTTTTGGACAGAGTGAAAGAGGGTGTGCCTTACCCACTACATCTGATAAACACAGCACTGGAGCTTACTGGTGACTTGGAGTAGAAAAAACACAGAGAACCCAAGCGATAGAGTAATCCTTGAGCAAGCCGAGGCAAGGGAACTCTACCGAAACTGGGAATGGTCAAAGAATCGTGACCTTATCAGGGCAAGACTTGAGAGGGCAGAGAGAATCTATGGTACGGGTGCTAGGGACAGAATCCGAGAATACATGGCACAAATGAGACAAGGAACACTTCTATGAGCTTCATGGTAACTTTCAAAGTAGACGCTAACCCTGTTGGCAAACAAAGAGCAAGGTATGCCAAACGTGGAAACTTTGTGCAAACTTACACCCCTGACAAAACAAGGAACTATGAGTCTTTAATCAAAGAAGCCGCAATAGAAGCAATGGGAAGTAGCGAACCATTGGAAACACCTGTAACGCTATACCTTTACATCCGAGTCCCAATCCCAAAGTCTTACTCAAAAAAGAAACTAGAAGCCTGTTTAAACGGCATGGATCAACCAATTAAGAAGCCTGACGCGAGTAACATTCTCAAGAGCGTAGAAGATGGCATGAATGGTATTGTTTACACAGACGATTCGCAGATCATTAACCTACACGTTACTAAGGTTTATTCAAGTCTGCCAGGTGTTGATATTTGCGTTAAGGAGTGTTTGGAATGAGCAACCCATTTAAGATTATTGAGCCAACCTGCATCAGCTTCTCTGGAGGCAGAACATCGGCATTCATGCTTTACAAGGTTTTGGAGGCTCACCACATGAGCCTACCGCCTGAAGCAATCGTCTGTTTTGCCAATACAGGTAAAGAGGATGCCGCCACCTTAAAGTTTGTCCATGATTGCGAAACCCATTGGGGAGTGCCAATAACTTGGATTGAATACGATGGAGTAGACGAGGTAAAAGACCGATGGAAAATTGTCAATTACCAGAATGCAAGCAGAGAAGGAGAGCCATTTGAGGCAATGGTTGAGCGAAAAAAGTATCTGCCAAACACATTTGCGAGGTTTTGCACCCAAGAACTCAAGATTTTGCCCATCGACAAGTACATGAAAAGCCTTGGGCATGAGGATTATGTAACTTTTGTCGGCATCAGAGCAGATGAGCAAAGGCGTGTTGCCAAGATGAAAAACAACAAAGACATTAAAGAAACACCACTTGCGACCGCAGGTATTGGCGTAAACGATGTCCTAGATTTTTGGTCTAAGCAGCCATTTGACCTTGATACTGTCACTGTTAATGGGAACTCATTGTTGAGCAATTGCGACCTTTGCTTCTTGAAAAAGGCAGATCATTTGATGGGGCTGATTATCGACAAACCAGAACGGGCTATTTGGTGGGCAAACATGGAGAAAAAGGTCGGTGCTAGATTTAACCAGGCACACCCAAGTTATGTTGACATGATGCACTTCAATGCCAAACAACAGGGTTTATTTGATCCCGATGAGGAATCAATAGCCTGTTTTTGCGGAGATTAGGGTAAATCCCTATGGCAACCAACCAATAACTAGCTAACATTAAATTTTTAACAGGAGTCACACATGGAAAATACTTGGGAATTTGATACAACAACAGGCGCAGGTAGCGAGATTGTCACCATCGTTTACGAGTATTCGTCAGACGAAGACGGGACATATAACGAGAGCATAAAAGAAGTTTGGCACGAAGGTCGCAGTGTTTTAGGCTTGTTATCTGAGGAACAGTTTGCCGATCTCGAAATGGAAGCCGCTATGAGGTTTCAACACCACAAACTCAACTACAAGCAAACATCGGATATTCAGCCATGAAGCTAGATGAACTCGAAAAGATGGCAAAGCAAACAGCCGCCTTTGGTGTTCATCCAAGCGGTGAATACATTTATTCGTTCTACACTGAGCAACTCCAAGCCTTTGCCAAGCTAGTAGAAGACAGCATTTATGCCAAACAACTAGAACTGCCAGAGCCAAGGCTAACGGGTAAATTCTCAATCACTATGGGCAAATTCAAATGCACGGGTTGCACTGGTCTTTGGGACAGTAGCGAACAAGCAAAAAACCACTCATGTAGGGATTACCAATGACAAGAGAGGAACTACTAGACCAGATCGCAATAGAAGTATTAAAGAACCTACCCCATAACCTAGCCCGTGATGCCTACAACATCGCAGAGGGTGTACTTGAACGTAGGGATGCAATACTTCACAAATGGGCTTTAACTGAAGCTATCGTTTTTGATGGCATCGAAAAGCTCAATTTGACTGTACGTTCTGAGCGTTGTTTAAAAGCCGATGAAGTATATACATTAACTCAATTATTAAACTGTACTAAAGACAGATTATTAAAAACACCCAACATGGGTAGAAAAAGCGTTAATGAGATAATCGAGAAACTAGCCGAGCATGGTTATAAA